CTTACGTAACACAAACCACACCGCCAATAAGACCCGGCTACAATAGCCGAGAATAGTCAAATCTGATGACTATCAGCCCCGAAGGGAAACATTTCTGTGGACTGTCTAGTAAACTAGCCTCTTATTGGAATATGCCATGAAGACGGACATAGCAATTTTCCAATTAGAATCCTTTAGTGAAGCTTTGCAGTAATGCGCGGCTTACATGGCTTTCTCCACATTTTCTGTGGAACTACCATCGAGAACTCTATCAATCAAATCGAAGTAATCTGGTAATGGCATTGTCTTCCCTAATGTGGACAACGCCGATATAACGGTTCCTTGTTCTTTTAATGCCCTAACATTAAAAAACACCGATACATCACCTTAATCAATGAAACTCTGTGTAAGAGCGTCAGAATAGGCATCCGAAAAACCCCCTAATTAGATCGAATTAGAGTAATCAATTAGCATAATATGCTCAAACTCTGAAGAGTGAAATCTGGTATTCAAATGCCTGATTTGCATCAGTTCATTTTCCAAGAAATCACAATCCATTTTGTTGAAACCGTAAATAGAAAACATCGCCTCGTAGGTATCATCATTAACCTGATAACTACCCACTGTGTGCAACTTATGCACGTTCTCTTCAACTAACTGATTTGACAATATAATATTTTCTGGTGTTAGTCAGATCTTGACTAAGTCCAATTGAACTTAAAAATAAGTTCTCATGATTGGGACATGGGCATAATCTCGCATTCTTCCTATTAAAGACCCTAACAATTCTAAAATAGCCTGCTTATTATCCCAGTCTGGTCTTAATGACACGCCGGATTTCAATAAAGTTCGCCCACACTTAGGAGCGTAAACATGAGTTTTTAAATCACCTTGGTTACAAGGGAAAAAATAACCCGAACAAAAAGAGGCCTTAAACCGGTCTGCTGGCGAATGAACAAGCAACTCCGGATTGACTCCCAATTTGGCTAATGCTAACAACTTGGTTCTAAGATCTTACTCAAAGGTTAGAGAACCATCCGATTAAACGAAGGTTAAGTTGTCGTCGCCCAATGCAATCATTGAGAACTTATAGCCTTAAAAGACCAGAGCATGCATAGCCATGTTTATTATTGTATTTCCGACAGAAGTGTTGTTATCGCCAGATTTTCTCGTGCCTAAGCATTAATATTTCAAACGAGTTCTAGCTTTCCTATCTTGCCATTCACCTTTTGTCATTTTTTAAGATAACAAAAGTTTCATGACTTCGAAAGGACAATCGGCATGGCTATAAGCAGCATACTCGACTTCCAACAAATCAATAGACAATGAACTGTCGTAACGAGAGAAATCAACCTCAACGATACGATAATCATAGTCAGAATAGTCCGCCAACTTGCGATCAAACCATTCGCCTAATTAATCACTGGTTTTACCAGTTGCATAACACAAATCCATGTCCTGGTTATATCCATCAAAAACAGAAGCAAAAGCTTTCGAATATGAATAAACTCATGGACCAGTTAAACTAGTATAGGTCGGATGTCGAGCGGAGATAAATCTCGGGTCTGATCCTGCGACGGAAGGCTTATTGGGTAATAGTTCTTACTTGACAAAACCTGCAATAGTATAAGTCCTAGAGTCTACTTCATCAACTAAAGCGCCTGTGTACTGTTTAACCTTTTTATATTCAAATCCTCTCAATCAATCCACATAACCGCATGAGTCAACTTCCTTCGGGAAGTGAGAGCGAATGAGCGAAAGATAGAAATCTTTGAAAATTAAAACTTGTTGTTAATCAACATCCCCCGTTTTTTGCAGAACTCTAGTTAAAAGAGATCGTTTAGCATTATGGATACAATTAAGATCGACATGAGGAAGAGTTGTAGTGGTGAATCCACGAATTAACATTTTGACAACATTTTCACAAGGTATTGTCAATTGAAGCCTTGCTTCATCGTTAATTTCGAATTTGGATTTATCTTTCTGGTCCGGTAAAGGCTGGTTAGAACCAACACAACGACCAATTGACCTAAATGGGATGTATGACATCGACATTAAGTGCATGGAGGCAACTCGGCCTGAAAGATTTTCGATTTTCCCAGTGTAATTAGAAGAAATC